TTATTTTAACATCTTATTTAACCGCTCGGCTGCACCTTTAATCATGGACGGCTTCAAATGCATATAGACATCGTGTATCATCTTCTGATTCGCGTGCCCGACAAGCTGCATTGCAATCTCCTCTGGCACTTCCGCTTCGGCGAGCATACACACATATTCGTGCCGGAACTGATGCGCACATACCTCCGCGACCCAATCAGTTTGACGGTAGGTATATTCTTTTCCGCCGCGAGTTCGGCGACATTCTCGGACGACCTCTCGCGCATATCCATGTTTTCGCCAAAACGCCGCCCAGTGCCGCGCGTACCACGACGCGGTGACAGGCTTATCCGACATCCCGATTATATATGTACTCGGCGGCATGTCTCGATATGGGTCAAGCGCGGTTTTCAACAAACTCAATAACGGGACTTTCCTAATTCCAGCTTCTGTTTTGGTGACGGTTATATGAGGCTGGTTAGATATCCATTCGACTGCTTTATTTATGCTTATAATATTGTGCTCGAAGTCAATATCTTTTAGCTGTATGCCGCAGCTCTCGCCTCTGCGCTCCCCGGTGCAAAGATAGATAATGGCGGGAATAGCTTCCGGGTCATCGACGGAATTTTTGACGATCTCTATCTGAGCGTTTTTCGGAGGCTCGCGGCGACCGCGCTTCAATTGGCGGGGCATTGTCGTCATTTTTGCGGGATTGTAGTCTCCGTGCCATTTCGGGTCGTCGATGTATAGCTGATAGATGGCGTTGATTACCGTCTTCTGATTGCTTACCGTTGTGTGCGCAAAGCCGCTTAAATCCGTCAAGAAAGCTTTTATCTCCCAAGGCGCGATATCATTCACTCTGCGCCCGGAGAAGCGTTCCCGAGCTCGCTTTATGGCTGGTAAATATGCGCGCTGAGTTCCGTTCTTTCGCTCGAGCACCTCTGCTTCATATTTATCCGCGACTTCTTCAAATAAGGGACCGTGTTCAGTTTCTTCGGCAAGGGATTCTTTTTCTTCTGCCGATGTGGCTATAAATTCAGCTCGCTTTTTCCAGACTTCTACGGGGGATTTGCTCGAGAAGCTCTTTCTTTTTTTGTCAATCGTTTCTATCCGTTCCCAAATTCCATCGCTTCGTTTCCGCAAGCCCTCTGTTGGGTCTTTTGGATTCGGGCAATATTTTTTTGCCGCTGCCGTTATAGCCATATAAAAACACTCGCTTTCCGTTATTTTTCTTGCCTTTAACAGAGCGAGGTGATATACTATAGGTGTATCAACTCACTCTATTCGCGTGGCGTGTTTTGGTATCTGAGCCCTCGGTGTTCCCGCACCGGGGGTTCTTTTTTATTTAGCTTAAATCTTTTATCGCGCTCGAAACATCATCGACAAGGTCGAGTCCGACCTGCGTCTTACCCGTTACTTTGCCGTCGATAAACACGACAGTCGCGCCATAAGTCACGCCGCCCATATCTTTACTTGACCAGCCGTAGGTCTGAGAGGTGCTTCCGCCAATCTCGGAAGACGTAACAAGTTTACCCTCACAGCCGATGATTTTACAGACTTGCTTATATGTCATGCCGTTTTTTATCTTGTTAAACTCGTCGAGCGTAATGTATTCGGTTTCGGGTTCTGTCGTTGTCGGTGTGTCTGTGCCGCCATCTCCGCTTATCGCTATTGCGGCGACGAGAACGAACAGAAGAACAAATACCACGAGAACAATCTTCCAGCCTTTTGACATCTTTGCTCTTGCACCGCAGTTTGGGCAAAACTTTTCTTTCTTGCCGAGCTCTGTTCCGCATTTCTTACACTTCATTTTAATACATCCTTTCTATTATCTGACCGCGCTCAGAAAAGCAACTGCCTTTCCGAGTATACGGACTTCATTCATCTCTTCTTTAGAGTATATCATATCATCGTAAAGTGGGTTCTCGGGTCTGAGAACGACTTTTGAAGGATATTTGTAAACTCTTTTTAATGTTGCTTCTTCGCCAATCAGAACGGCAGCTATCTCTCCGTCTTCTACATCGGGCTGTTCTCGTATGTATACGATATCACCGTCAAATATACGGGCATTTATCATACTGTCACCCTTGCAGCGGAGCGCGAAATCTGCGTTGAGATTTTTGTCTGCATTGATAAGAGCTTCGATATTTTCAGTTGCCAGAATAGGTTCTCCACAAGCTATTGTCCCGAGTAGTGGAATCTTTTTCATTTTTGGGAGAGGGATGATGTTGTCAGGAGTGCCATATTCGACTTCTCCAGTTATAAATGTCAAAGGGCTTAACTTGAGAATTTTGCTGAGAAGCGCGATTTTATCTCGCTTCATGTTCTCGATATCTCCATGTTCCCACTTTCTAACGGTGCTTTTACCTACACCGACATAATCTCCTACTTCTTCAAGAGTCAAGCCAAGTTCTTGACGCCGAGTGCGCATTATATCTCCTATATTCATTTATGGTCTCTCCTTTCGTATCAAATAATACCACAACGGTTTCTAAAAAGCAACACTAATTTTCAAAAAAATCTTGAAAAGTGTCTTTTAGGGGTTGACAGTCGGCAAAACGAGTGATAATATAAAGGTGTCCTAAAAGACACGAAACAATGGAAGGAGGTGCGGGCAATGAACGAAATGGAACTCAGAGGCGAGATGGTCAAGCGTGGATATACAGCTGCTAAATTGGCAGAATCTATCGGTATAGGCGAAAAAGCTATGTCGAATAAGCTCACGGGCAAAAGCGACTTTAAACAGTCGGAAATCAAAAAGATTTGTTCGGTACTTAATCTTGACAACGACCAGATAATCGCAATTTTTTTTGCTGCGTAAGTGTCTTAAAAGACACTTGATACGCACGAAAGGAGGGGAAAAGATGAAAACTTTTGATGGCGTTAGCACGAGAGACCTTGTAGAGGAACTTCGACAGCGCAAGGGAGTAGAGGTAACAATAGCAGAACCGCATAAAGATACTGAAATCAAAGTGAATGGTCCTGCTATTGTGCTTGTGGTTATCGATTAACCGATTCTTTCGTACCTGTAAATTCCCTTAATGTGAGCGTGGAAGTATTCGCCATGAGACGGTGCGGTCATCAGGTTCTGATACACGGCAAAAGGTACATTGTAATAGGCATATAAACTGCCGTTAGTAAAACCGATGTGTAGAGTTCCATTCTCATAGCCGACGCTTGCGAGATTGCTCGACGAAACAGGTTGCATTACCATTCTTTCTCACCTCCTTTGGTGAGAATTATAACACACAAAAAGAAATAAAACAATGATAAGGAGGTAAGGATATGACTCAGCTCGAATTTGAGACCGCAGAGAGAAATCTGAGCGAGCAGCTGCAACTACTCGCCCAGAAGTCGAAAGAGGGGGGTGTGACTATATGGTGTTAGGTAAAATCTGCTTCGCTATTAACACTGTATGTTTGGTTTTTCAAATTATCCTTGTACTGCGTGCAACTGCGAAAAAAAGAGAGAATCGCAAGAACACCGACTATAATTCCAATAATCCGATCGACTTTATCAGCCGAATTCCAGAAAGCCGTTCGTTTCTTGTGATGCTTGCTGTTTGGGTGATCGTGGTTTGCGTTGTCATCATCACCACTGCATGATTCCTCTTGAGTCTTTGAAGCAGGTGCCTGTTGGATGCGGGAATCTTCGATGTTCAGCGCTGCGTTTGGTTCCGATAAAAACGGAATAGCAAGTGCTGTCATCTTCTTTAAAAAATCTTCTGCTTCTGCTTCTGTGAGACTTGAAGAAGAAATTGAAATGTAGCACTGATATGGAGTCTTATACAGAATGCTTTTGGTATCAAGATAAAGGTACGCGGACTCTTCGAGTGCGTTGGTACACAGGAGAGTTATAGACTTAAAAGGCGCACTGTCTGAAAAGTATTTCTTAAATTCCTCTAAAGTGTACCTTGTCTCATCGCTTATGTCACGACAGACAACTACGGTAGTTCGATAATTCTCCGATGCCGGAATCAGTGCGGTGTACTCATTTTCAATAGTCTTAAAAAGCTCAAGCAATGAAAATTTTTCGATTCTCCAGGAAGCAGATGCCGGGAGAGTAACATTCGTTGTTTTAGAAACTTGCATGACACACCTCAACATTTTTTGTTTTTAGTATATAAATTTCAAGACTAAAAGTCAATATAAAGGAGCTACACAATGAACAACATATCAACCTTTAACAACCCTGCATTCGGCAGTGTGAGAGCTGTCAGTGTGAACGACGAACCGTATTTTGTCGGCAAAGATGTTGCCGAGATACTCGGATATGAAAGACCGACAGACGCAGTGAGAAAGCGCGTTGACCCCGACGATAGAGGGGTCGCCAAAATGGAGACCCCCTCCGGAGCGCAGGAGATGACCATCATCAACGAGTCAGGTCTTTACAGCCTTATCCTCTCAAGCAAACTCCCGAAAGCCAAAGAGTTCAAGCGCTGGGTAACGGCGGAAGTGCTTCCGGCAATCCGCAAAACGGGCGGCTATGTCAACGACACGGCACAGTTCGTCGAAAGCTATTTCGGACAGCTCGAACCGAATCAGAAACACGCGCTGACGATGATGTTTGACGAGAGCAAAAGAATGAGCGCACAGCTCAAGGAGCAAGCCCCGAAAGTCCTTTTCGCGAACGCTGTAGAGACGGCACATAACTCGATTCTTATCGGCGACCTTGCGAAAATCATAAGGCAGAACGGCGTTGACATCGGTCAGAAGAGACTTTTCGAGTGGTTGCGTCAGAACGGATATCTCATCAAAGACGGTCAGAGCAAGAACATGCCGACTCAGAAAGCGATGGAAATGAGCCTCTTCGAGGTCAAAGAGAGCACGATAAACAACCCTGACGGCTCGGTGAGAGTCACCCGAACGACAAAGGTCACAGGCAAAGGCCAGACCTATTTTGTCAAAAAATTTCTGTCATGAGGAGGTAAATTAACATGCCACGCGAAAAAGAACTGTATCGAGACAATCTCGAAATATTCACCAGAAGAGCATTAGAGCGATTCCCGAACAAATGCATCTTTACTCAAAAAGAAGCTGCTGAGCTTCTCGGGGTGAATGTTAAAGAACTTCGCCGCAGGAACATCAGATTCCCGGTTACCCTGCCAGAGCTCGCGCGAGCTTTTTCATGAAACACAGAAAAGGAGAAAAGAAAATGCAGGAAAAATACATACCCTTATACGAAGACCTCTACACAACATTCGAGCAGGACGATAAAAAGGGTCATATGGTTGCAATCGCAAGACTGGCGGTTGATATCGCGCAAGACATTGTGAACTTCGTGACAGTTACTCCCCTCAGCGCTCCGGCAATTATAACAGCTTGTAAACTCGTCATAAAAACCATCTCCGAGACTCCCGCTATTGCGTCAAAGGAACTCGATGCGTTCACGGACGTTATGCTCGCCGTAGTAGCCCAGAGCTTGACGGTCTATTCGGGCACAAAAGAAAATAAGAGTTTCGAGGAGATGATGAAATGATACTGAAATTTGCGATTCAGACGGTGTTTGAAATTGCCCTCGTCGTACTTATCATCTATGGATTTATTCACGAGGACAAGCTGATAGCTTTTGAAGATTCACTCAAGCGCAGAATCAAAAAGAAAGGAGCTGAACGCCATGTACGAGATAGCGGCAATCGCTCCTGAAGCGTTCAAGATAGCGGATAGGCTCACACTGCTCATGGAAGAGCACGAACCGCCGGTGACGAGGTCGGAATTGGCAGATGCGATAGGCTGCGCTAGATCAACAATCTCGCGTTATTGCGATGGCACAAATTCGGTGGCATTCATCTTCGCGATTCGGATTGCTCGATTTTTCAATGTCTCGCTTGATTATCTCGTGGGACTGACAGATAGCAAGGAGATACCGCAGTGGCAAAAGCCCGGAAAACATAAACACTCAGAGCATTGGCACTTGAAAAACATCTGCAAACGCTGTTATTACCGCCGCGAAATGGTCGGGCTTGCAGGGATAAGCGGATTTGATATCGAGTACGACAACAAAGCTTGTCACTACACATTCGACACAGGCAAGTTCCGCGAGATAGAAGCGACGGACATGGAGTGCCCGTATTTTCGCCCCAAAAGAAGAGAAAGGAAAGTTGTTTCCCCGGCATGGGACAAGATGAAAAGCGATGAAAACATATGACCAATTTTTAGATGACAAGATAGAAGTCGCCAAAGAGAGCGGGTTCGAGATATCGCTCGACGAGATTAACCCGGCACTCAAACCTCACCAGAAGCTCGCCGTTCAATGGGCGGTTAGAGGCGGCAGGCGCGGACTGTTCGAGCGGTTCGGACTCGGCAAGACCGTGCAGGAACTCGAATTTTGCCGCATAGTCACCGAACATGAGGGCGGTCAAGCTCTTATCGTCTTGCCGCTCGGCGTGCGTCAAGAGTTCACCCGTGACGCAAGAGATCTGTTGCATATCCCCGAACCCGTATATGTCACCTGCATGGACGAGGTAAGAGCTTCAGACGCACAAATCCTCATGACCAACTACGAGCGAGTCAGAGACGGAGACATAGACCCCAAATATTTCACGGCGGTCAGTCTCGACGAAGCAGCGGTACTTCGCTCTTATGGCTCAAAAACCTATCAAACTTTTTTCCCGAAGTTCAAGGGAATTAAATATAAGCTTGTGGCGACCGCCACGCCGAGCCCAAACAGGTATAAAGAGCTTATCCATTACGCAGGGTTTCTCGACCTTATGGACACGGGACAGGCACTTACAAGGTTTTTCAAACGCGATTCAACAAAAGCTAACAACTTGCAGCTCTATCCGAGTATGGAGCGTGAATTTTGGCTCTGGGTTGCGTCGTGGGGGCTGTTCCTAAGCTCGCCCGCCGACCTTGGACTCGATGCGACGGGCTACGATTTACCGCCGTTTGAAGTCCGTACACATGTCATAGACGACGACATGGAAAACTTGCCCGCCGACCGTGACGGACAGTTCAAGCTGTTGAGAGATACCGCGACATCGTTATCTGAGGCGGCACGGGAAAAAAGCTCAA